GAACAGTCAATAGTAACATCGGTATACAACCGACTGTCAATTGACGCAGCGTCAATGACAATAAGCCATGTAAAACTTGACGCTGATGGTCGATTCATGGAAATTATCAAATCTGGGATAAACAATTGTTTAAATGTCGAGGCCAATGCCGATCAGACAGGTAACGCGTTTATTCAGGATGTGGTAATGTCCATGCTCGATGAGGGCGTAGTGGCAATTGTACCAGTTGAAACGACCATAGATCCGTCCGTGTCAAGTGCATATGATGTAACGAATATGAGAACTGCAAAAATATTGCAGTGGTATCCGGAACTTGTGCGAGTTCGGTTGTATAATGAAAAAACTGGACTTCAAGAAGAAATAATTCTTCCAAAAAAGTCAGTTTGTATAATTGAAAATCCGTTCTATGCAGTAATGAATGCCCCGAATTCAACACTCCAACGGCTTATACGAAAGTTAAATATGTTGGATGTAATAGACGAGCAGAGCAGCTCTGGAAAACTTGACATAATAATTCAGTTGCCATATGCAATAAAAACTGAAGCCAGGCGCCAACAGGCGGAAAAGCGCAGAACTGAGATCGAAAATCAGTTAACCGGATCAAAGTACGGTATTGCATACACTGATGGAACTGAGCACATTACCCAATTGAATCGTCCGGCTGAAAACAATCTAATGAAGCAAATTGAATACTTAACGAGCATGCTTTACAGCCAGTTAGGAATAACAATGAGTATATTAGATGGTACGGCTGATGAGAAGACAATGTTAAACTACTACACAAGGACCATCAAAACGATTGTGTCGGCAATAACCGATGAAATCAAAAGAAAATTTCTTACAAAAACAGCAAGAACACAAATGCAGTCAATCATGTTCTTTAGAGATCCGTTTATGCTAGTTCCAATTAAGGACTTTGCTGAAATTTCGGATAAACTTACCAGAAATGAAGTTGCAACATCTAATGAACTGAGACAGGCAGTAGGAATGCGCCCATCAAAAGATCCGAAGGCTGATGAACTTAGAAATAAGAATTTAAATGCCCCGGAAAGCGCCATCCAACCGTCAAATGACAGCGTTGCAGATCAAACTACTGAAAAAGGAGGAACACCAAACAAATGAGTAAAAAATATGATTTTAGTGGATGGGCCACACGAGCAAATGTCACATGCACAGATGGTCGAGTGATTTTGCCAGATGCATTTCTTCATAACGATGGAAAAACCGTCCCGCTTATTTGGAATCATGCACACAATGCACCTGAAAATGTTTTGGGCCACGCACTGCTTGAAAATTGCCCAGATGGTGTATACACATATGCATCATTCAACGACACAGAGGCTGGCAAAAATGCAAAGATGCTAGTCCAGCACGGCGATGTTGTAGCACTATCGATATACGCCAACCAGCTAAAGCAATCTGGCCTTAATGTTATTCATGGCGCAATTTGTGAAGTAAGTCTTGTCCTAGCCGGAGCGAATCCAAAGGCATTTATTGATAACATATGCCAAGCTGGCGCCACAATAGAGCACAGCGACGAATCTTCCGGAGAGGCACTGATTTACTTTGATGAACCAATCGAATTGGCACATTCATTGGTAGTCGACGACGACGACGCCGATGATGATGATGCGGGCGCAGATGATGAGCCGGATGACGTAGCAAAGGACAGCATCGCCCATTCAGACGAGGATCAGTCTAACCCAGAGGAAACAATCGGCGAGGTATTTAATACACTTACAGAAAAACAGAAAAATGTAGTGTATGTAATGATCGCAAAAGCGATTGAAGACTCAACAGTTGAACACAGCGGCACCAGCTCCGATGACAATGATAGCGCCGGAGTAGACGATAATGAGGCGGCCGAGACCACAGATCAGATCACCCACTCAGAAGAATTTGAAGGAGGAACTAACACAATGAAGCACAATGTATTTGATGCGCTCAACACCGAAAACAAGGCAATGACCCTGTCACATTCCGATCAGGTGGACATTATCAAAGTCGCAGCAAAGTCTGGACGACTTTCTGAAGCAGTACTTCAGCATGGTATTACCAATGTTGATTACCTGTTTCCTGATGCATCCACTATGGATGGTGCCCCGGTATTTATTGCGAGAGACCAGACCTGGGTATCCGATTTTATGAAGTCGGTTCACCACACGCCTTTCTCCAGAATCAAATCGGTATTCGCAGACCTCACAGCAGATGATGCCAGAGCAAAAGGTTACTTTAAGGGCAACCTTAAGCAGGAAGAAGTCTTCTCGCTGCTTAAGCGTACGACAACCCCTACGACAATTTACAAGACCCAGAAGATGGAGCGCGACGATATCGTTGATATCACCGGTTTTGATGTTGTTGCATGGCTGAAGACTGAAATGCGTCTTATGCTTGATGAGGAAATTGCAAGAGCTGGACTTGTTGGCGATGGTCGCCTCGCGTCCTCTGATGTCAAGATCAATGAATCCTGTATCCGGCCTGTCTGGACAGATGCCGAGCTCTATACCATAAGAGCAACAGTGGCCATTGCATCTGCTGACGCGGCAAAGCCTGAAGTTATCGCAAAGGCGTTCATTAAGTCGTGCATTCGGTCCAGAAAGAACTATAAGGGATCTGGTTCGCCGACCCTTTATACAACCGAGGACATGCTCACGGAATGTCTGCTTCTTGAAGACACAACTGGCCGCATGATTTACGACTCTGTCGAAAAACTTGCGACGGTTTTACGCGTTAAGAAGATCGTCACTGTTCCGGTCATGGAAGATCTGTTCCGCGTTGTTGACTCCGTAACCCGTTACCTTCTCGGTATTATTGTCAATCCTATTGACTACAATATCGGTGCCGATAAGGGTGGCGCTGTCAATATGTTTGAGGACTTCGACATTGATTTCAATGCTCAGAAGTATCTCATTGAAACCCGCGCATCCGGTGCACTCACCGTCCCGTATTCGGCCATTGCAATTGAAAAGACAATCGTCGGGTAATCAATTGCAACATTAGAAAAACATACTCCAAGCTATCAAAAATTTGAAGGAGGATCATACAAATGGACAAGGTTTATGAAACTGGAGCGGATCAGCATGTAGTCGCAACATATGTATATGCCAAAACGGCAGACGCATATGCATACTCCAATGCAGCTCGAACAATCAAGATCAAAGCAGCGGACCTTAAGAATCTGTTTTTAAAAGGTGCTATCATCGCAGATCAGTCCGGAACACTCTACTTTCCGACCCACTTTGACATGGAGTCCACCGTCGGTGTACTGACATATGTCAAGAACGACGGAACCACACCGACATCGGCGCTGCTCGCTACAGTTAAGTCTGAAGAGTTCGCTGGCTGAGGGTAATTAAATCGGCGAGGTGAAAATTCAAAATGGCAAAGTTTTATGGCCTGATCGGATTTTCAAAGATGACGCAGACGGCCCCTGGGGTATGGAACGAAGTAATAACTGAAAAACCATACTCTGGGGATCTGCTCAGAAATAACCGGAAGACGCAAGAAGCGCAACAGGTTAACGACAACATAACAATATCCAATGACATCAGCATTATTTCGGATGCATTTGCCGCCGCAAACTTTCAAGAGATGAAATATGTGACGTTTATGGGTGCAAGATGGAAAGTTACAAATGTTGATATCAAATATCCAAGAATGGTACTTACGATGGGTGGTGCATATAATGGCTAGTAGACTAGATCTGCAAACGTTATTAGAAAGCACCCTTGGTAGCGAAAATGTCTATTATCAAGCACCGTCAAATGTATCAATGAAATACCCGGCAATACGGTACTCACGCAAAAATATTGATAACAAATTTGCGGATGATGCTGTATACATGCAAATGCTAGAGTATGAACTGACTGTTATAGATGAAGATCCAGACAGTGTAGTAGTAATGAAAGTTTCAAAATTGCCGATGTGCAAATTTGATAGACATTACGTCTCTAACAATCTTAATCACGATGTTTTTGTTATAAAATTTTAAGGAGGAAATAACATGTCTAAACTTGTTTGGGATGCAGCTGGAAAAAAGCTGTATGAGACTGGTGTAAACAAGGGTGTACTCTACCCCATGGCTGCTGGTGGTGCATATCCGCTTGGCGTTGCATGGAATGGTCTGACATCTGTAAGTGAAAGCCCTTCCGGTGCGGAAGCAAACCCTGTTTATGCAAATAACGTGAAATACCTGAACATCATTTCGGCTGAAGAGTTTGGTGCGTCGATCGGTGCATACACATATCCTGATGAATTTGCTGTGTGTGACGGATCGGCCAACATTGCTCCCGGCATTTCGATTGGTCAGCAGCCTCGAAAGTCATTTGGTCTTGCGTATTGCACGGCTATTGGCAACGATGAAGATGGTATCGACCACGGCTATAAGATTCACCTTATTTATGGTGCCATGGCTGCCCCTAGCGAAAAGGGATACTCCACAATCGCTGAATCTCCGGAGGCAATTGAAATGTCATGGGAATTGACGACAACACCGGTTATCGTACCTGGCTTTAAGCCGACGGCATCGCTTGTCATTGATTCAACAAAGACTGATCCGGACAAACTTGCGGCTCTTGAGTTGATTCTTTACGGTACGACCGGTGTTGATCCGAGACTTCCTCTTCCGGATGAGATTGCATCCATTGTTAATGGCGCCGGTCCGTCGGCACTTGCAATGTCCACAATCGTGCCGGCTGATGCTGCTACGGCAATCGCTGTTGGCTCGTCTATTGTCATTACGTTCAATAACAAGATCCTTAAGGAAGCAATCACTCTTATGAGCGCTGCCGGGGTTGTTGTTCCCGTATCAAAGACATGGGACGCAGCTGGAAAGGTCCTCACAGTTAAGCCTGTATCCAATCTCTCAGCTGCAACAGTTTATCTCACGGCTCTTATCGGTGTATCCGATATTTACGGTCAGACACTCGCCAATGTGGCAAAGAAGTTTACAACGGCATAAGTTATTTAACTGGCCAGTGTAATGGTGCAGAGGGGCATCGCCAAAAGTGTGGTGCCCCTTTTTTTTAAGTAATGACCTACATGAAAGGGGAATTAATATGCTCAAAAAAAGAATAACATTTTTGGATTACAAAGATGTATACAGAACAGAAGACTTTTATTTCAATCTCACACAGGCCGAAATTTCGGAAATGGAACTCGGAACTACCGGAGGCTTCACCGATTATGTAAATGAAATAATCGCTGCAAAAGACAATGCGACACTGGTCCGGCTGTTTAAGGAGTTGATCCTAAAATCATACGGAAAAAAGAGTCTTGACGGCAGAACATTTGACAAATCGGAAGCACTTTCAACTGAGTTCTCTCATACAGAAGCATATTCAATTCTGTTTATGGAACTTGCGACGGACGCAAATGCCGCATCAATCTTTATAAACGGAATTATTCCGGCATCAGCGCGCGAAGCAGTTGCCGCAGCCGAAAAAGCAGAAGCTGCAAAAGCAGAACACGCCGCATCAATTACGCCAATAAATTAACTGTAAAAAATATGATTATGGAGGCCAAGGAATGCTGACAATAGTAATACCAAAACAAGACCGATGGGACGAAAAAAATAATAAATTTGTAACATCGTCAAAGGAATACACATTACAATTGGAGCATTCCTTGGTTTCAGTTTCCAAATGGGAAAGCAAGATGTGCAAAGCATTTTTAACAAAAAATGAAAAAACAGAAGCCGAAAATATGTATTATATTCAATGCATGACCCTTACCCAAAATATTGACCCAGAAGTATATGACCTACTTACAAATGAGAACCGACGCGACATAACAAATTACATAAACGCAGACATGTCAGCAACACATTTTTCAAATTCAAATACTGGAAGACGTAATAACGAAACTCCAACATCTGAATTGATATATTACTGGATGGTTGCACGGTCGATTCCATTTGAGTGCCAAAAGTGGCATTTAAATAGACTACTAAACCTAATTAGGATTTGTAATATTAAGAACACTCCTCAAAAAAAGAGGAGTTCTGGTGAAATACTAAACCAAAATGCAGCGTTAAATGCTGCGAGAAAAAAACAGTTAAATACGAGAGGATGATTGTGTCATTGGGAGGACAAGCCATGAGTAATTTATGCCATTATGGTGTTAAGGGTCAAAAATGGGGGATAATACGACAAAAATCACAATTGGATAGTTTATCAATGACTAAAACAAAAGTAAAAGTTGGCAATATTCCAGCTGAGGAGTACGTTTGGCACGATAAAAATGGTAAAAAAGTAGCTGAACTTAAGACATGGGACTGGTGGGATGGTAAAAATATAAGCGATTTAGAAATAGCACCAGCCTATAGAGGCCAGAGATACTCATACCAACTACTTGACTACGCAACTAAAAAACTTGGTGTCAAAAATCTGGCAGTGGAAAAGACAAATACTATAGCAAAACACGTATATGATGTGTATGGATTTAAGGAAACCGATAGTGACAACCGGTATTATTATATGAGTATATAAGGGGTGATCATATGATTTTTATAGTATATCAGGGTGTTGGAAAGTCAACGCTTTCACAAGGTGACAGAAATTTTATTGATCTAGAAAGCAGCCATTTTTTTGTAGATGGCGTTAGAGACACAAACTGGCACATTGTTTATTGTAGCATTGCAGAGTCGTTATCTCGTAATGGATATAATGTATTTGTATCATCACACAAGGCCGTACGAGATCAATTGAAGGGATCAACCGAGCGTGTCATAACAATTTATCCATCTCTGCATCTTAAAAAACAGTGGATACAAAAGCTATATGATCGTTATGCTGACTCTGGCCTTGAAAAAGATTATAAGGCATGGAAAAATGCGGATGATCGGTTTGATGATAACATAAAAGAACTCGAGTCTGATTCCATTAACAAAATTCAGTTGTTAAGCATGACGTATAGTCTTGGACTTGAAATAACTAGATTTAACGATGCTTTTGTAAAACAAGTGAGGAGGTCACCGAATGCAGACAATCCATTTTGCAATAGAGGATGATAAGACTGTATCAACGCCTGATAATCCAATACTTATAGAAGGCGAGTCAATGACCTCCGAAATAGTAGTCACAAGAGTCCCAGCAGACTGGGAAGGCTATGAGTTACGACTAATTCTGACAACCCCTGGAAAAATCAAAATGGAATCAATTCCAGTAGGGTCTGGAGTCCCATTGACAAATACAATGCTCGATTCTGGTGGAAAACTGGTTGTTGAGTTTGGTGCATATCAAGGTACCACAAAAATTTATAGATCTCGCAATTCAGCAGACTGTAAACTCACAGTTCACAGGTCTAGTGATGATGGATCAACAAATCCGCCGGATGCATTACCAAGTGTTATTGCTGAATTGTCAGAAGCTAAAACTGCCACTATTACTGCAACCACATCAGCCAACACAGCCGCCCGAACCGCGAACGACGCGGCGGCAGATTGCGTACAGACAGAACAAGCGGCGAATGATGCGGAAACGATAAGAGACACAGCGGAGCAAGGCAGAGCGACCGCAGAAAACGGGCGAGTACAAGCCGAGCAAAACCGCGTGGCAGAGTTTAACAGCCTAATCGGATCGCTAACTACCATCGATGCGATCTTGGCAGAAATCGAGGCTGGCATATGATCGACGAGAGACTAACAAATATCCGAAACGGAGTAAATTCCGCGAAAACGACAATTGCGAACAACCTCCAGACGGTGTGCCGCGTTCCCGCATCTGGCACGGAAACATTGACCTCTCTTGCCGCCAAAGTCGGATTGGCAACCCCCGACGAGTGGCGTCCTGACCCTCTGTGGCCGTCTCTGGATGATATTGCAGATGGAGAGATCGGTTTTATCGTCGCAGACCGTGATATCACAGGCGCGGCAGATAGATTTGCCTTTACTGTAACTACGTCTACGGGCAACTATACTATCGATTGGG